GATGCACATCACGCACACGGCATCCGTGCCGCTCGTGGTGATCGGCGTGACCGAGCCGTTGAGCGCGGTCTCGATCTCCGCTGCGGTGGGCACCGAGGACGCGAAGCGCTGCGGCGCGACGCCGCGGAGCACCTTGCCGTCGAAGGAGCGGTTCGGGTGCAGCGAGTCGCTCGCCTGGATGGCCGCTGCCATCGACGCCCCTACGACGGCTGCCGCGCTCTCGGTCTCCTGGCACCAGGCCGCCGTCGCGCGGACATCGTTGAGCGTGGTCTGCGCCACGCTGTTCGCTGCCGAATAGGCCGCGTTGAAGCCGAGAACGTAGTGCTCGTAGAGCTGTACGCCGAGCGCGGCCTTTGCCGCGACCGCGGCCTTGGCGCGCGCCGCGTTGGTCGCGTCGACGTCGGCGTAAACCACCGTGTCGAGCTGCAGCGCCTCGAGCACCGTGAGGACGTTGGCGATCGACCGCGTGCCCGCGCCGGAGGCGAACCGCTTCCCGACGAGCGTGCTCGTTCCGGGGAGCGCGGTACCGCCGGCGAGCGTGGCCGTGCAGCCGCTCGGGAGCTTGCTCTTGTCGATGTAGACGGCCCACGTGTTCGACGTGGTCGCGCGCGTCTTCGTGGTCAGGGTGGCGACCGTGGTGACGTTGGCCGCCGTGCAGAAGGTCCGCAGCGCGGCGTTGACGGCCGCCGTGATGGCGTCGCCCACGTCCGCGGCGACCATCGAGGCCGAGATGTCGACCACGACCGTGGCGCCGCCAGCGGGGTCGCCCGCGCCGCCGCCGAGGATGATGGTCAGCGAGCCCGCGGTGGTCCACGTGCCGCCGATCGTGATCGTGCACGTCGCGCCGGCGGGGCCCGACCCCTCGGCGACCGCGATCGCCTTGATGTTGATCCCGGGGTACTTGAAGGCCGCGTACGCCATGCAGGCGAGTTCGCTGCCGGCGCCGAAGTACGTGTCCGCGTCCTCCGGGCTCAGGAGATCGACGAGGTCCGTGTCCGGCGTGGCCGAGCCGGAGCTCGACATGCCGCCGACGAGGACGAGGTACTTGGGCTGCGAGTCGAGCGAGATCGCGCCCGCTCCGTGGACGACCTCGGCGAAGAAGCCCGGGGACTTCTTCGTGAGGCTGAATCCGTCGATCGTGATTGCGGGCATGGCTCAGGTCTCCGCGGGTGCGGCCTTCGCGGCCGGCTTGGGGGTCTGGTCGGGCGCCGCGGGCGCGGGCTGGGCCCACGCCGGCAGGGCGCCGTGCTGCGCCTTCCAGCGGGCAGCGGCCTCGTCGGCGGCGGCGGCGAGCGCCTTCGCGGGCGCCACGAACGCGACGCCGAGGGCCGCTGCGCTCTCCGTGTCGGCCGGGAGCCAGTCGCGATCGCGGACGCGGCGCCGGGTGAAGGAGGAGAGCGGCACGCCGCGCGGGCGCGCGTCGAACGCAAACGTCACCTTGGCGTACGTGACGCCGTCCGCCTCGTGCAGAGGCACGGGGGCTCCCGGGATGTCGGTACGGACCGCTCCGAGGTACGCGCGAGGAGCATCCTCGAACGCGACCGCGCAGCAGGGCTCGCCGCGCTCGTCGAGCGCGTTGAACGGGTTCGCGACGACGCGAACCGTCTGGAGAGGCAGCATGGGTGCTCCGCGCGGCGTGCGGCGCCGCGAGCCGTGCCCAGCCCGTCAGGGGGCCGGGAAGTTGATCGTCGCGTACGTCAGGACCGCGGGGTCCGTGTCCGCGTTCTGGATCGCGAGCTCGGCGCCGGTGAGGGCATCGAAGCCCCCGACGTCCTCGTGCTCTTCGATCATGATCGGAATCGACAGCGCCTGGTAGCGCTGGGTGTCGCCGTCCTCGATCGCGATCTGCAGCTCGGCCGATTCCCACTTGCCGAGCTTCAGCGAGAAGAGCTTCGCGCGGTCGACGAGGATCGAGCCCTCGGCGGCGGCGCGCGGGTCGGTGTCGCCAGCGTCGACCCAGGACGCGTCGCGCGTGCGGTGGACGAAGTTGTCGAGGATCTTGACCACCGCGTTCCCGAACGGCGCGCGGATGCGCTGGTTCTCCTGCGACGCCGACGACGGCACCCACAGAAGCCGGAGCATGTCCGATGTCAGGCGGACGTCGTCGGTGAGCTGGAAGGGCGGTTCCTGCGCGCCGAGGCGGTACAGGTAGAGCGCCGGGAGCGCCTTCTCGGCGAAGACGACGTGCTCCGGGTTGTGCGGATACGCGGTCTTCACGACGGGCGCCGTGGGCTGCCCCGTGACGCCCCACGCCGTCGCGCCGTGCGCGTTGAGCACAGCAGTGAAGGCCGCGAGCATCTTGGTGAGCGCCGGGTCACCCAGCGCCGCCGACGTGTCGACGGTGACGGGGATCGGGAGAAGCCCGTACGTGTCGTCCGGGCGGCTCATCGGTTGAACGCCTGCTCGGCGTCGCGCGCGGCGAGCTCGCCCTCGCGCTCGAGCACGCGCTCGGCCTTGTGGTACGCGACGCCGGCGAAGCCCGTCGGCCGCGTGCCGGGGTGCTTCACCTTCGGGCCGCGGAACCAGAACCCCATGCGCTCCCAGAAGAAGACGAGCCGGGGCACGCGCTTCGCCATGATGATGTGCGGCGCGGTGCCCGCGTCGACGTAGGAGGCGTACCGGACAGGCCAGTGGATCTCGGCCTCGGCGCCGCGTGCGCGGATGGCAATCGGCCGCGCCTTCGCCTTCCCGCTGAGCTTGCCGGTGCGGTCGCGGTACCGCTTCGTCTGCTTGCTCTCCGCCAGGCCCTCGGCGGCGGCCTTGGCGGGGGCGCCCTGGCAGCGGAGGACCACGGCGGCGTCCATGCGGCGGACGCCGTCGAGGACGTCGCTCAGGTCGACGTCGCAGGTCACGGACGGGAAGAGGGCGGTCACGTCGCTACTCGCAGTCGTCGGTGTCGTAGCTGCCGAGCGTGGCGAAGCCGCTGGTGATCGGCGCCGCACTGACGGACGCGCCGGCGATCGGCCCGCCTTCCTCGGCCATGCGCGCGCCGGCCACGATCGAGTCGAGGATGGCGTTCGCCTGGTCGAAGAACGCCTTGCCGCCCTGCCGCTGCACCTCGGGGTGCCGGTCGTAGGCGAAGGACTTGGTCAGCAGCAGGACCGCCGACCGGACGAGGTCGCACGTGCTCGGCGTTGACGGCAGCGAGCCGTTGTACGCAATGCGCACGCGCCCCTCAGCGATCGACGTCGCGAGCGAGATGTCGAGGGCGACGGTGGCGGAGTCCGCCGGGCCGTCGTTGTCCTCGTCGTACAGGGCGACGTAGACCGCGGGGCCGAGATGCCTCTCGACGTCAGCCGCCGTGATCCACGTCGCCATGTCACTTCTTCGCGGGCGACGCCGCCGAGGCCGGAGCCGCGGCGAGCGCCGGCAGCTCCGTCACGATCAGCATGGGCTCCGCGAGCAGCCGGAGGGCGAGATCCTCGGGGACCTCGACTTCCTGCGCCGCCTTCGTCCAGTGCTTCCCGCCGCGAAAGAAGCCCTTCTCGGGCGTCGCCGCGACGCGAAGGCGAACGGTCTTGATCGGTTCCGACATGCCTTCCTCCTTCACGCCGTGCACTTCGCGGCGAGGTACCAGAGGCCGTAGCCAGCGCGGCCACGGCCGTCGACGCCGAACCGGAACTTCTTCTTCTCGAAGACGTTCTGGTCGGTCGGGCGGTCGAAGAACTGCAGCGTCGGCGAGCGCCGCAGCTGGAAGAGGAACGGCTTGATCGGCTTGGTGTCGTCCAGAAGGTACCAGTTGGTGTCCGAGCCGCCGGCCGAGGCCGCCAGGTCGTCGATCACGAGGATATCCGCCGTGCCCGCCTGAACGTTGGTCTGCGACGCCGTGCCGCCGCTGTTGGGGACGGTCTGCGCCACGACGATCTCGCGCGCCGTCTTCTCGAGCGCCGGAGGCACCACGAGCAGGTTCGGCGTGATGCGCATCGTCTTGCCGTCCTCGCCGATGAGGGCGCGCATCGAGCTGCGGACGGTGTTGTAGTTCGCCGCCGAGAGCGCGGTCGAGGTGTACAGGTTGGCCTGCGTGCCAGCGCTCGTGTCCTGCGGGTTCTTCGGGTGGTCGGTGTCGAAGAAGTACTGCCCGTCGTAGCAAAGCTGCGACCCGCCCGCGAGGAGCGCTTCGATCACGAGATCGTCCGGCCACAGCGAGACCGCCTGCCCGAGGGCCTGCGCGCTGTGCATGTAGATCCCGAACTTGTCGTCCTCGAACTTGTTTCGAGGGACCTCGAAGGAATCCTCGTAGTCCTTGTTCGGGAGGGTGTACGTGTTCGCCGCGAGGTCGTTGTACACGCGCTCGCCCACCCACTCCCGCAGACGCGGGATGCGGGACATGAACGAGTAGACCTCCTGCTCCGTGTCCGAGCCCGTCTGCATGGCGAGCTTGGACCAGAACGGCATGGCGCTCATCACGCCCTGCTGGAAGGAGTGCGAGAACCCGGTGTACGCGGCGTCGAGAGACGCGGGAGTGATGAACATGGGTCGTGGTCTCCGGTAAGGCCGCGGTGCCCGGCAGGGCGCCCTGGTGCAGCAGCACCATCGAGAACGCGCTCGTGTCGCCCGCTGCGGTCGTGAGCTGCTTGCCGAGCGCGAAGGACCCGACGACGGGGTCTCCGACGCCGCCCTGCGTGGTGCCCGAGACGGCGGCCTTTGCCTTCCCGGCTGCCGTGGTCGCGATGTCGGTGCCGACGGTCGCCAGCGCGCCACCCGCGATGCACCGGGTCACCCCGAGCACGCGCACGACGGCGATGGCCGCAGCGGCCGGGGCGTTCTGGAGGACGCCGAGGCAGGACATGCCCGCCGAGTCGGCAACGTCCGCGCCCGAGCCCGTCACCTTCATGATGTAGTACTGCTTGCTCGACAGGTCCGCCGCGGCGACCACGTGCACGTCGAGCGTGCCCGCGTCGGTCATGCTCGGAACGCCGACGGTCACGTAGACGCCCGCGGACGTCACCGAGTGCACGCGGCCCGCGCGCGAGCGCGTGCCGTTGGAGCTCGTGCGCGCCACCGTTTGATCGTCGACGATGAAGCAGTCCTTGCCGACATCGGCCTGCGTGAGCGCGTCCGTGGACGAGCTGTTCGCGAAGAGGAACGTGCCCGGCGTGACCTTGATCTTCAGGTCGCCCGCGGCGCCTGCCGAGTTGTCCTTCGTCTCGTCGGCGACGCCGAGGACGTAGAGGCCGACGCCCGTGCTCGCCGACGCGGCGTAGCCCGAGCTGTTTGCGACGACGATGCCGCCCTGCCAGATCTTCGAGGCCGCCATCGGCACCTCGAGAGCCTCCGGGAGCGGGTGCTCGCCGATCTTCTTCTGCTGCCGTGCAGCTGCGAGTGCAGTCATGACCTAACGCTCCCTTCTGCGCGGCGGCGAGGCGCGCGCGCTTCGTCTCGAGCATCTCCGCCTCGGAGATGCCCATCGTCTTCGCGACCGCCTTCTCCTCGGGCGTCAGCGCCGCGACGGAGGCGGACGCGCCGCTGTTCTCCTCGGCCTTCACATCGTCGCGGCGAACCACGACGGGCGCGTGCTCGAGGAACGCGGCGAGCCCCTCGACGGTCTGGGTCTTCGCCCAGTTGTCCGCCTGGTGCTTCGTGAGCTTGCCCTCCGCGCGACCGCGATCGATCACAGCGGCGAGCTCGGCTTCCTTCGCGGCCTTCGAGAGGTCGGCGAGCTTGGCCTCGGCGTCGGCGAGCTTCGCAGCCGACTCCTTGCCCTGCTCCGCGCCGGCCTTCCACGCCTGCACGACGCCGGCGATGGCCGACGGGTCGCTCTTTCCGGTGATGCCGGCGAGCGCGTTGTGCATTTCCTTGAGCGGAGCCACGGCGGCGATCGCCTCGGCCTCGCTCGCGCTCTCGGCCAGGCCGAGCGATGCGAACAGGGTCTTCATGGTCTTTCTTTCTGCCGGCGATCCCGGCGCCTTCTGCCCAGCGGCAGAGGCCGCTGCGATGCATTCCGTGAGGCTCCCGACCTGGTCGGCGAGCCCTGCGTCTACGGCCTTCGATCCGAGGAACACGCCCGCCTCGAGCGCGAGCACCGCCTCCGGCGTCATCCCGCGCGCTGCGCCCACCTGCTCGGCGAAGAGCTGCGCGAGCGTGTCGACGCGGTCCTGCAGGATGGCCAGCTCTTCCGCCGTGACCTTCACGTGCGGGTTGCCGTCGGTCTTGCGCTTCCCGACGGCGATGACGTCCACGCGGACGCCCTCTTCCTCGTCGGCCTTCGTCTCGTCGTAGCGGGCGCACACGACGCCGACGCTGCCGACCATGCCCGAAGCCGGGAGCCAGATCTGATCGGCGACGCACGCCAGCGCGTAGGCCGCGCTCGCCGCGCATTCGTCGGCATACGCGTACACCGGCTTCGTCTTGCCTGCCCGGAGCGCCTTGACCGTTTCGAAGCACCCCGCGACGACGCCGCCGGGGCTGTTGATCTTGAGGACGACCGCCTTGATCTCGTCGCACTCGAGCGCGCAGGAGATCCGATCGGCGACCGACTCGTACCCATCGAAGAACCACCCGCCGCGCTGCGACAGGGGGCCGTCGATGCACACGACGGCGATGTCGCCGAAGCGGAGAAACTCGTCGTCCTCGTCGTCCTCGTCGGACCAGGGAGACCACATGCGCGGAAGCGCGCTGGCCTCAATCGCGAGGATGGACTCAGCCGGGCGGAACGCCCGCTGCTCCTGGCTTCGCGGGCGCTTGCTTCGGGTCGGTGGCATTGGGGCCTTGCGTCTGTTCGAGCGCCTTCGCTGCGGCCTCGGCAGCGACGAGCGCGGGGTCCGGGGTCGTGCGCTTGCGCGTCGCGATCCCGTACCGCTCCGTCATCGCCACCATGTCGACCTCGAGCCCCTGCGGCGCCAGCATGGCGTCGAGCTTCTGGAGCCCAGCGGACAGCGCATTGATCGTCTCCGCCTCGGACTTCAGGTCCTCGGCCGGCTCGACCGCGTAGTGAGGAAGCGGCGCCGCGGCGCTCGCTCCGTAGTTGTATTCCGACCAGTGCACGAGGGCCTGGTCGTGGAGGCATCCGCACAGCGCGCCGTCATCGCTCGCCGCCTGGTCGCCCTGCACCTCGCGGTGCACGTTCGCCGCGGCGAGGGATCCGCCGGTCACCTCGGTCGTGAGGTTGTTCCCGAGGATTGCGATATCGAACGAGGTGTCAGCGAGCTTGATCGCGCGCTCGAACGCCTGCGAGGAGTCGTGCGCGGCCTCGAGGAGGTCGAGTTCCCAGCCCTTGGGCAGCACGATCGACGACCGCGCCACCATCTCGGCGAGCATCCCGACGAACTCTTCGCGCTTCTCCTTGGTGACCTGTTCGATCGGCGTCTTGCCAACGAACTGCGGGGAGCCGTGCGCCTTGTTGTGCGCCGCCATGTCGGCGAGCGACAACTGCTTGAGCAGCCAGAACGTCGAGAGCGAGAACCAGAGACCCCACATCCACGGGCGGTTCACGCCGTAGGGCGTGTACAGGATCCACTTCCCGTCACCGGGCTTGATCTCGATCTCCGGCTGGCCCGACGGGTTCTCGTCGACGCGCACCTGGAGCATCCACCGATGGTTCCAGTCGTCCCAGCGGAGCCACCGCGGGTGCCACACTTTCAGGACCGGGATGTCGCGATCGCCGTGCTGCGGGAGGCGCTTCCACACGAGCTCGCCGAGCCCAACGCCGAGTCCTTCGCCCCAGATCTTGAGCTGCTTCAGCTCGCTCTCGGGAAACGCCGCCGAGTAGTCGTCGGCAGCCTCGAGCGCGTGGATCGTCATGTTCTTGCGGCGCCCGGCGCCAGCGAGAAACTCGACCTCGTTTCGAAAGAGCGCGTCCGCGCGCTTCTTGAACGCCTGCTGGATCCGGCCGTCGAGCAGCAGAGACGACATCAGGTCCGCGGCCATGTAGAGCCGCCCGACCTGCGCGTCCGCGAGCGCCGCCTTGACCCGCCGTGGCGTCCATTCCGTGAGGACGACCGCGGAGGGCTCGCGGTATTCGATCAGGTCGGGTCCAGGCATAACCATCTTTCGTAGGTCGCCAGACCCAGCCGATCGTCGCGTCGTTCCTGGGAACCTCCGGCACCGCCGAACGGATCGTCGCTGACGGCAGAGGTCAGCTCGTTCAACGCGTCCGCCGTGGCATCCACCTGGTCATCGTGCGCGCCGTCGGGGAACCCCTCGAGCTCGCTCACCCACTCGTCCACCCAGGCGCCGCGCTTGACCGCGACGTTCCCGGCCTGGGCCTGTGTGGAGAACGGACCGAACCGCGTGGCCTTGTCACCCGTCGGGCGCTTCCACTCGGCCGTGAATCCAGACAGCAGCTTCGCGTAGGTCAGCTGCTGATCGAGCCCGGCCTGCCCAGGGTCCAGCGGGAGCCGAACCTTGACGCCCTGCCCGTCAGCCTCAGCCGTCGAGCGGATGAACCGCTGTACGTCGCCCGGCGTGCCGCGCAGGCTGGCCACGTGCTCGACGACGTACGAGTCGTCGCGGAGCCGCGCCATGCGCACCCCGCGCGTCCAGTCGCCGTCGGTCGTCGCGCCGAGGTCCCAGGCCCGCACGCGTTGGACAACGTCGCTCTCGGCGACGTAGTCGATCCAGCTGCGGATCCACGTTCGCTTGAAGTAGGCGCCCGCGCCCGGCTTCACGAGCCAGTTGCCGTCACGGAGCTGCGCGCGCTGGACCGGGTCGAGCTCGTCGAGACCGCGCTTGTACGTCGGGTCGCTCGCGAGCGCCGGGTTGTCCTCGAGCTTTGCCGGGACGAACGTGCGCCCCAGCGGAGTCATGTGTGACGAGACCTCGAACCGGGTCCCGTCGATCGCCTTCATGAACCATCGACGCTCGGCGCTGTCGCCTTCCGCGACCGGCTCCGCACCCTTCGGCACGAAGCGCTCGACGTCGTCGGCGCCGCGGACCGCGTAGAGCACCTGCCCTGGCTCGGCGCATCGCTTCGCGGGGTCCAGCCACGCGCCCCAGCGGGCGAAGACCCATTCGTGGCCGGAGCCGCCGGGGTTGGTCGTGCCGCGTGCGCGGAGCGGGAAGCGCGCCTCGCCAGCGTGACGCAGGCGCGAGAGGAGGTAGGTGTACTGGTGCAGCGAGAACTGCGTCAGCTCGTCGTAGCCGATGAACTGGAATGCGAGTCCCTGGTACCTGTAGACGTCCTGCTCGGAATCCAGGTAGCCGAAGACGACGCGCTCGCCGCCTGGGAACGTCCACGTCTTCGCCTGCGTCGAGTATTCGCCACCGATGCGGCGGTAGAGGTCCTGCGAGCGAAGGATGAGCCCCTTCTCGAGCTCGGGGAACGTGCGCCGGAGGAGCAGCGCCTGGTACGCGCCGCCGTAGCCGCGTCCGACGTAGCGGACCGCGTCGACAAGGATCGCGTCGCTCTTCCCGCCGCCGGCCGCGCCGCCGTAGAGCGCCTCGTAGGAGGTCAGCGAGAGGAAGCGGGTCTGCGGGCCGGGGTTGGGTCGCCAGTCCGCCATGCGGTCAGTCGTCGGCCTCGGGCGGGATGAAGATCGAGCCCTTCTCCATGACCACCGGGCCGCCGTTGGCCCCCGTGATCTCGGTGCGGCGCGTCTCCTTGTACCGGCTCGGGTTCATCCGCTCGAGCCGCCAGGCGTGGGCCTTCCAGTCTCGCGACCGGCCTTCGCCGCGCCCGTGCTGGACGCTGGACTCCTCGGCGATGTCCTCGATGCGGGCGAGGTACTTCTTCTCGCCCTCTGCCCTGGCTCGCGCGCAAGACTGCGAGAAAGCGACGTGCAGATCGGAGGCGCCTTCCTTCTCGGCATCCTCCAGCCACTGCCACCCCGTTCGCTCTGGCACCCCTTCGAGCTCCAGCGCGTGGGCGAAGAACTCGCCAGCGGCCAGCCGCTCGCAGATCCGCGCGCTCAGCTCCGCCGTCAGCTTCGTCGGCCGTCCCATGCGCGCGTGCTCCGTCCTACCCAAGCCATTCGACGCCGCCCGTTCTTCGAGGCGGCGCCATCCGTCCGGGTCGAAGTCCCGTCCCGAGAGCAAGCCCCAGAGCAGAGGTGCGGTCGCAGACTCCCGCATCCGCGGCGCCCGGGAGGGACACGGCGCGAGAGGCTCACCCTATGGGTGGCTCGTGGGCTCATCTGGGCACATCGGGGCACTCAGTCGGTGCCGATGCCCGCGCGAATCAGCTTCGTTTCCAGCATCCGCACGCGGTGCCGGAGCGCAGCCATCTGCTCGTTCACCAGGCTCAGCCCCTCGCCCAGGACGGCGATGCCCTCGTCGCGGCGATTGAAGAGCTCGGGGCACAGGTGCCGGAGCCGGGACTCGGTGACGTACATCTTCGGCCGCACGCCGCTCGACGCCGGGACGAGGATCGCCTCCGTCAGGGCCTGCTCGCGTGCTCGGAGGTAGCGCAGCATCCGCCGGGACGATCGCTTGCCCGTGAAGCCGACCAGTCGCGCCGCCTCGCCCATGGACATCGGCTTGCTGTATTTCGCCTTGCTCATCTCGACTCCGTTGCCGGTTCCTGCCCGGCGGTGTAGGCCTTCGGAGTCGGTCTCCTCGTTGGTTCGGTGGTTGGCGTGCGGCGCGGCGCTCTTGGTCGGGAGCCGCGCCGTTCGCTTTCTGCGTCAGCCAGAGCCAGTGTCCGCCGCGGCCTTGGCGCGCAGCCGGTCGTAAAGCACGACGAGACGTCCGCGCTTCGCGGGGTCCGTCACGGCATCGGGGCCGGCGAGCTCGAACAGTCGGACCGTCGAGCTCGTCGTGCCTGCTTCGACTCCGGCGCGCTCTCGCGAGTAGCCGGCTGCTTTTCTGGCGTCGATGTACGCGGTTTTCATGCGGGCACCATTCGTTCGCTGACGAGAGGTTGCGAGCAAATCGCGGCATCCGTCCCGTTGCCGCGATTTGCTGGCTCAGTCGCTCTCCGGCGCCGTGGCCGTCTCCAGCAACATCTCCGACAGCCGCTCCGTCGAGATGTTGAACTCCTTGGCGACGGCCAGCAGCGCACAGAACCGCTTCACCGTCTCCGGCTTCAATCTCCCCACGTCGCTCAGCGCACGCTGGAACTGGAGGGCCTTTTCGAGGACGGCTTCGTTGGCGATCGGCGGCTCTTTCGGAGACATGGGGTATTCCTTCTTGGCAACGGTGGGGGCCCAAGGCGTGGGCGCTGGCGTGGCGACTGGCTCTGGCACGAACGGAGTGGGCACAGGCGGCGCCTTCGCCTTCTTGGCGGCCCGCTTGGCCTCCTTTGCGGCTGCGCGCGATGCGAACGCTTCGCGGTCTGCGCGAAGCTCCTCCAGCGAATGCATCATCAGCGGGAGCTTCTGCGTGATCTTCCGGTACTCGTCATCGGTCGGGTACGCGTCCCCGCGCATCCACGCGCGCAGCATGTGTATGTTCGTCCCGCAGTACACGGCGATGCTCTGTTCCGAGGCTCGGACCGAGTCCACGCCTCGCCTAAGCCGATCGGACCACTGGCTCACGCGTTGCTCCTTCCGATGATCTCCAGCAGCTCCGCCCGCCGCTTCGTCTCCCGCTTCTTCCGCATCGGGCGCAGGTCGGCGATCTCCTGATAGGCCCCCTGCGCGCTCGCGAGGGCCCGCTCCGCCTTCGCGCGGATCGACTTGATCTCGGACTTCGCCTCCTGCCGCGCGGCCTTTGCCACATTCTGCGCCGCCGCCCACGCGCGCTTGTCCGTCGGGTCCGCGTCGGGAGCCGTCCGCGCTTTCGCCAGGGCGAGCGCGGCGCCCTCTTCGGCGACGAGACGCACCACGAGGGCCAGGTCTTTGAACTCGGCCTCCAGCGGCGTCAGGAGGTCGAGCACGGGGTCGTTGTGCTCCTGCCCTGGCCCCTGCTCGGCGCCGTCGACCTCGAGCTTGCCGTGGGCCACGTGGACGCCGGCGCCGCTGCCGAACGCGGCCATCGGCGGCTGCTTGTACGATCGGCGCCGCGACGACGTGCCGCGGTGCCGGCCGGGCGCGTACGCTGCGGCGAGGACGCGCACGCTGGCGAGGTCCATGTTGGCGAAGACCTCGCGCACGCGGGCCTGCCGCTCCGCCGGGGTCTCTCGGTTCGTCCACCGCGACATCCGAGCCTTCGTCGGCTGAGCGATGGTGCCGCCGTCGGGGATCCCGGCGAGGGCGAGGCCGACGAGGGCGTCGAACGACGATGCGAGGCCGATCACGCCCGCGCATTCGTCGAAGTAGAAGCGGAGGTCCTCGTCGCTGCTCGGTGTGAAGCGTCGGGGCGTCATTCCTTGTTCTCCGTCAGCTTCTCCAGCGCGTCCGCGATCCGCTCCAGCGCATCCGCACATCGCGAGACGTCGCTGGCGATGTTGCCAAGCTGCGCCTCGGTCTCCGTCGGCGGCAGTTCGTCGTTGCTCATTTGCTCTCGCCTCCGTTCCGTTCCTTCCAGCACGCCAACGCCAAGGCGTCGTTCGTCTTGCAGTCATCGTGCTGGTCGCAGAGCACGTCGAACTCGTAGACGTTCCATCGCGACACCTGCGCGACCGTCGGCGTGACGTCGGCTCCGCAGTCGCATGTGAACGGCTCGCCGCCTGGGTAGTATTCGTTCGACTCGTACCCGCACGCCGTGCAGACGATCACGAAGTGATCGTCGCCGCACGTCTCGCAGTCGGTGCGACCGACGACGAGGCCGACGCTCACCGCGACACCCCACCCCTCCACCGCGCGACGGCCTCGCGCTCCGCCTGCGTCTTGGGCCCGCTCAGGATGGCGCCCAGCGTCTCCTCGACTGGCAGCCGCGACGCGGGCCCGAACGATACCCACTCGCGCCACCTGGACGACCACCCGTCGATCCAGAACGTCATGCCGATCCGCAGTGTCGGCCGTCCGTCCTTGCGCCCCTCGTCCACGGACTCCAGGTCCCACGTCACCCGCGCCGCCGGATGCCACGCGCGCCACCTGCTGATCACATTGTCGAGCGTGACGCCCCACGCGACGGCCGTGGCGAGGTTGGCGAGCGGGGTGAGGTCGAGGGCGCGCACCGGCGCGGGCCCGCCCACGCGCTTCCCGGTCGCCACGTCGTAGACCGCGACGGGTGAAGCTCTCGGGATTCGCATCCCCATGCGCGCTTCGGCCTCTTCGTGCGTGAGCGTCAGCACGTGATCCGTTGGAGCGCCCACCAGAGCCATGTCGCCGGCCTTGATCCCGCCATCCGGGAACGCCGGCATCGCGGGCACGGCGTAGATGCGGCCATCGTGGCGCAGCCCGTAGGCGCCCTTCGATGCCTTGCGGAGCCACTCCTCCACGGTCGAGAAGTGCAAGGTGACTGCGTCGCAGGGCCCAACGCCTACGCCACTCAGGTTGGCTGCGGCGGGGGCTTCTATCGGGAACCCGTCGACTCGCATCGAGGCGAACCCCCCGCGACCCTTCACCTGGCCAGACCAGCCGCCGCGCGCCCCAAGCTGCGGGTCCCAGCGAAGCGAGGCCAGGATGCACCCGTCGCTCCCCATCACGCTAAGCGCCACCGAGCCCGTGAAATCGTAGTCCATCACGCCACCGCCTCTCCGCGCGCATCCGCGCGCAAGTCCTCCACCCGCATCCGCACCGAGTACGATTCCTTCCCAGCGCGCACCGACCGAGGCGGGCCCTTCTCCCACGCGTAGCGCCACTCGATCAGCGACGAGCCGTCATCGACGCCCCACGACGATGCGACCCCGTCGCGCACCGCCTTGAGCGCGCCCGCCAGGTTGTCGGAGTCGAGCGGCAGCGGCGACACGCGCGTCAGCGTCACCCGGAAGCACGCGGGCAGCTTGGGCCCGACGGTGCGCATGACGAGCATCGCGGCCGCTCGCTGCGACTTCACGCGCGCCGCCTTGGGCCGCCAGTCCTGCCCGCGCTGGTTCGCTTCGGACACCGTGTGAATTGGTAGCTCGATTTCGCTGATGATCACTCGTCCTCCATTCCGCCGGGCAACGACGCCCCGGCCCTGTCCGCCTGTCCCTCGGATTCGCGATACGCTCGCTCGGCCGCGGTCACCCGCAGGAGCTTGCGCAGCGCTGCGTTTTCGACACGTTCCACGGCCTGTCTGGATATGCCGAGAAGCTCAGCGACTTCGGCCGACGTGCGCAACGCCGTCGCGTGCTTAATGCGCTTGGTGGCCGTCGATGGTCTCTGACGTGAGTCGTCTGCGAACCGCTTCGCCACTGGAATCTCCTCAGCGATGTTCAGCGCGCACGACCGATAGCGGACCACCGTTGACATCGGCACGGGCGCTGGCTCGCATCCGGGGATGTGCTCGCGGGATTCTTCGTTCCGCAGGTTGAATCGGCATCCCGTCAGTGCGCACTGGAACTGCCATTTGCGGCACTCGCCGCGCGTCAACGGGCCGGTGGGGATGCCGGGGCGGAGGACGTGGAGCTTGGTCATTCGTACATGCCCTCCGGGACCTCGCCAGGATGCAGCGAGTCGAACCGCGTACACGAGGCCGTAAACCGCAGTGGCACCTTCCCCGTTGGGCCGTTGCGCTGCTTCGCGACGATGGCCTCGGCGATACCACGTAGCTCCGAGTCCTTATTGTAATACTCGTCGCGGTACAGGAAGATCACGTTGTCGGCGTCCTGTTCGATGGCGCCCGACTCCCGCAGATCGGAGAGCATCGGCCGCTTGTCGGCCCGGGACTCGACGGCGCGGTTGAGCTGCGAGAGCGCAATCACGGGCACTCCGAAGTCCTTCGCCAGCGACTTCAGCCCGCGCGCGATGCCGGCGATCTCCTGCTCGCGGTTGTCGCCCTGTCCGCGCATCAACTGCAGGTAGTCGACCACCACGATTCCGAGCGCGACAGACTGGCGCTCCCACTGCAGCGCGACACGACGCACGCGGGATCGCAGATCGGTCATGGTGATGCCGGCCTGGTCGTCGATCGTGATCGGCAGCGACGAGAGGTGCCCGGCCGCCTGGGTGAGCCGTTGCCAGTCATCCGGGCTCAGCAGCCCCTTGCGCACCTTGCCCACGTCCACGCGCCCATCCGAGCACGTCATGCGCGTCGCGATCTGCTCCTTGGGCATCTCGAGCGAGAAGAGCGCGCCTGCCTTCCCGACAACCTCGTGCCGCTCTTCGCGCTCGCCCACCAACCGCGTGCTCGCCACGTTCCGCAGGATGTCGAGGACGAAGCTCGTCTTGCCCATACCCGGGCGGGCCGCAACGATCGTGAGGTCGCCGCCATGAAGGCCGGCCGTCAGATCGTCCAGCATCGCGAGCCCCGTGGGCAGGCCCGTGACGCGATTGCCGCTCGCCGCTGCCGCCTGGATGGTCTGAAACGCGGTGACGATGCAGTCGCGGATCGGCGCGGCGGTGTCCTTGCTGCCCATCTCCGAGCAGACATCGAAGATCCGGGACTGCGCCTGCTCGAACACCTGGTCGTCGTCGCTCCAGGCGTTCGCGGCAATCCACTGCCCAGCGACCCGCAGACGGCGCTGCTTCGCCTTCATCCGAACGATGTCCGCGTGTGCCTCGAGGTTGGCGACAGACGGCGTGGCGTCCGTGATGTTGGCCAGGTACGGCACGCCGCCGATGTCGGCCAGCTTGCCCTGGCTCTTGAGCTTCCCGCCCACCGTGACCGCGTCCAGCGGCACCCCTTCGGTGGCGAGTTCCACGCAGGCGGTCCAGATGATCTCGTGCCTCGGCCCGTGCTCGACGTGCCGGAAGAAGTCGTCCCCAGAGATCCGGTCGGCGATCCGGTAGTAGGCGTCCGGATCCAGGAGCACGGCGGACAGGACCGCCCGCTCGGCGTCGAGGTCGTGTGGCGGGGCGCCGTTCACGCGGACCCCCGGCTCGGGGTCGGCCCGCCGATGGCCCGCAGCGCGTCCTGGAAGGCCTTCGGCGGCGGGACCGCGTCAGAGGTGTCGGGCGGGACATAAAGGGCCGTGGCGGGGCTCCTGGGCTCGCTGGCGGGCCCCTTCGAGGCCACGTGCTCGCGGTAGTCGACCGGGCGCCACCCCCGACGGCGGACCTTGGGGTCTGGCTTGGACTTCACCCATTCGGCGACGCCAGCGGCGAGATCCGCGCAGAATCCTGACCAATCCAGCCCCTTGCTCTGCGCCACGAGCCAGAACGCGCGGAGCTGCTCGTGGTCCTCGTCGAACCGTGGGGCGCCCAGACCGACGCCAGCGCCGCCCATCGCCAGCGCGTTGACCCACGCCGCCGAGAACTGGCCCTCTGCCGGGACTCCCCCTGCACCCCCTCCGGAAGAGAGAGCAGTATCAGGAGCAGGAGCAGCGCACGCACGCGTACGCGTGCGCAACGAACCCTCCCCCGAACGTTCGGAGGAACCATCCGGAGAACGTTCCGCGGAAGCATCGACGGAACGTTCCACGGAACGTTCCGGCTCGAACCCACCCGGAACGTTCGACGGAACGTTCCGCGAAACGTTCGCCCAAGCATTCGTGTACTGCTCCCCGAACGACGCGAGGATCCTGCCGAAGTCGGCATCGATGCGATCGCGGAGTGGGCACGCGGGGACCATTGCCCACTCGTCGCGCCACGAGCGGACGATGTTCGGATTCGCAGGCCGGTTGTGAGCGAGACCCGCGGGCATGTAGATCAGCCGGGTCTTCGAGTCGACGACGGCCATGCCCTGCTTCACGATCTCGGCGAGGTACTTCCGCACGTCGGAGTCTTTCCACCCGAGCTCTTCGGCGATGGCGGCCGGACCGGCGACGAGGATCCCGGGCACTGCGGTCGTGTGCGTGCCCGTCAGGAGGTACAGGAAGAGTGCCTGTCCGGAGGGCTTCAGCGGCGACAGCGCCAGGAAGTCGGCGCTCTTCCACATCTTGGTGTGCACGTTCCGGTAGCGGCTCATCGGCCCCGCCTCCTCGCCCGCTCGCGCAGCGTGGCCTTGCCCTTCAACAACGCGATCATCATGTCGTGGATCTCCACCGTGTCGGGGTCGTCAGGGTCCGCGTCGATCAGCCGCTGCATATCGTCGATCGCCCGCTGCGCGATGCCGCACGCGACGTCCGTGCGGCTGCGCTCGAGCACGACGACGTTGCTGCGCGGCGGGAGGGGCCAGGCCTTCATCGCGCCCTCTCCCGCGCGATCGCGGCCTGACACTCCCCGATCTCCGTCAGGAGCTCGCTCGCGACGTCGCGGACCTTCCGCCGCATCGTCTCCACGCGCTCCGTGTGCTCCCGCACGGCCGGCGCAACCCCCAGCCGGGCCAGGAGCGCGCTCAGCGCCAGCGCGTCGGCGGCCAGGCCCTCGGCGTCGGTCCTGGCCACGTCGCGGGCCACGCGGAGGCGGGGGACGGCCATGCGCGGCAGCGTCGCCGCGAGCGGGTCGGGCTGGCGCTCAGCCACGGTCGCCTCCCATCGTCTCCACGAGCCCCTTCCCCACCGCCCTCCCGTCCACCGTCCACCGCGATGCCCGCAGCGCGCGCAGGCGGAGCTGCGCCGCCAGCCGACGCGCGACGTAGAACCCGCGCATCCGCCATCCGTGACGCATCGCCATGGCGCGCTTCGCGTAGCCATCCGCAGCCAGCTCCTCGCTCGCCTGGGCGACGAGCGGGAACAGGGTGTCGAGCGCTGCGCTTGTGGCGCGGTCCTCCCGCCAAAAGCACTCGTGCAGCCACGCGCAGAGACCGCCGAACGTCGGCCCGTCGGTCGGGGACCAGTCGTGCAGGCTCGTGACCTGGTGGAGCAGCGCGCAGCAGAACGCGCACAGCCGGTAGCTCCACCCGCTTCCGTCCGACACGCCCGAGCACACGACG